GGAGGGTGGTCCCGTTGCCCACCAAGAGGCTGTCATCCGTCGCTGCGGTGTTGTTCGTGCCACCATTGGCAATCGGGAGGGTGCCTGTGACACCTGTGGTCAAGGGAAGGCCGGTAAGATTCGTGGCCGTCCCGCTGGTTGGTGTCCCAAGAATGGGTGTGACCAACGTGGGGGAGGTTGCGAAGACCAAGGCCCCACTACCCGTTTCATCTGTCGTAATCGCCGCAATCTCTGCTGAGGTATCAATATCAGTGGACACCAACCCCACCCCTGACGCATCACTGGTGCCACAGGAGAAGGCGTGGGTTGTCGTGTCGTAGTTCAGGTGGTTGCCGCTGGTGTCGTCGCAATCCGCAATCGACTTGACGGCCAAGGTATCGGTCGCTGTTGCCACAAGCACTTGATCGGCAGCAATCGTTGTGACGCCAGTACCCCCGTTGCCGATGGGTAATGTACCAGTTACACCTGTCGTTAATGGAAGGCCTGTTAAGTTCGTCGCGGTCCCGCTTGAGGGAGTTCCCAAGGCCCCGCCTGCTGTAACAATAGACCCATCAACAAAGGCTGAGGTAATCGTGGCACAGGTTGCCGCTCCTGACGTGCTCAAAATACGAATCACCTGATTCGTACACGTCGCCCCACCATAGATGGAGAGTACGCCAGTCGTTGTCGTGTTCAGGACGAGTCCGGTTGCTAATGATCCGAGAGCTTGTTCGGCGCTCAAGGTGGCATCAGCCGTTTGCGTAATATACGTGGCTGTAGTCGGCGCACCCGTACCTGCGCCTGGGCACGCGCCCGCAGACCACTCGCCGGTACTGGTCAATAAGCAGTCGCCTTCAGAGCCGACAGCTGGCAAACCCGCCCCGCTCGACGCAGCGGTCGTGGAGGTCGTCGCGGCATCGCCTTGGTTCGTGAACGCAGCGACGGCCAGGACGAGACAGAGGATGTGGGTGAGACGTTTAATATAGTGCATAGACAGCTCCCGTTGCGCCAGTTCCGCTGGTCGAAGTCGTCACAACATAGTAGTAGGCAAACTGCGCGGTCACGACGGCACAGGCATCCTGGTCCCGTGGCGTGCCGGAGAGGGTGATCGTACACATGAGGATGCCGTTGGTGGCGTCATCGTCGATGTCGCCGTAGATCGCTTGGGTTTGGGCACAGGCCCCAGATGAACAGATGACTTCACCATAGAAGGACTTACCCTCGACGGTGCTGAGACGGACAGCGGTGGAGGTCGTATCGGTGGTGACGCCTGTGGTGATCGGGGTTACGACCGTACCGGCCCACGTAACGCCCGCCGCCCCAAGCATCAGTAGAGCGGTGAGGAACCATTTGTTCAACATAGAGACTCCTTCTTACGTGGACTTAATTGGTGCGTCGTGTTCGTGTTCCTTGACCCCGTAGAGGGCGTGGAACTGTTTACGGGCCAGGTCGAGTCGTTTACTCAAGAACTCAAACTGCTCACGGTCCTTGCCGTGTCCGCAGCGTTGCATCTCACGGACGAGATTCGTGATGTGTTCCTCCAACCGGCCACGACCGGCGCGGTCTGGAAGCGGTAGTCCCAGGTTCATAACAGGAAGGTGAGGGGGCTGGGATCACCAACCCCCTCGTGCCTTTTAGTTACCCACCTGGTACACGATGCTCAACACCATGTCGCCTGATGCGGGCGAGTTCGCCGTATCAAAGCTGCACACGATGTCTACGCCATCCTGCGACTCGAACTCTTTGAATCCGCCAGCCGGTAACGGCAATGTCTGATCGAGCGCACCTCCGCCCACGTCCAAGGACGCGGCGAGGCCGTCTTCGTCAGCTGCAACCGCTGCACCTGCGGGATCGGTGTGCGCGGCCCATCCGATGTCAAGGTCCGCTGTCGCGGTCCCTGCCGGACAGATCAACCGGCACAGATCGGAAATCACCCGCACCTTGCCAGCGGGGAGGCGCATCAAGGTGATGTCGCCTAATGACGCCGTAGTGAACCCCGCGGCGGTGAAGGTGAGCTTCGCGTACGAGGTGCGGAGTTTCGAGTTCCAATCGTAACTCTGCACCGCGACTTGAGGGGACGCAACGAAGTCTGCATGCTGGTCTGAATACACTGGAGCGCTAATAGCCATAACGAATGTCCTTTCGCTTTCGCGTTAATTACGCCAAGTTGGAGTTGTACCGCATCCGAGACACACCAGGCTGCACGCGGGTTGCACCCATCGTCATGCACAGGTAGACCTGCACCGCATACGACTTGTCGATGCGGGGGTCGATCTTGGTTACGATGTCTTGTCCGGTCCCGATTGCAACGGCATCACGATGGAAGAAATAGGCGTACTTGTCGTTCGTGTCCAGCAACGGGAGGATCGTCGAATCGTTGATGTGGACGAACTTGAAGCCAGCCCAGGTATCCATCTCGCCACCGACCAAGGCTTTGATCGTGTTGTAATCGCTTGATGCGGCCAAAGGCGCAGATGAAGCGGTCAACAACTGCGAGGTCAACGCGCTGGAGGTGATGATCGTGCGGCCTTCCATCGGGATGTCCGCTTTGTCGAAGTCCAACTTGTAGGTCATAATCTGCGCGGTTGTCACGGCTCCGCCAGAATTATCGTCGTCGTTGAGTCCTTCGGTCGCAAAGGTGACGGTTGTGGAACCGTCCTCACCCGCTTTGGCATCGGCGTCCATCGCCAGGACCACTTCGTAGTCGTACGCACGCCGGAGCGCTGCTGCACCGTTGATCGCATACTCGCTGCTGGGGCTGATGAGCAGCCGGATCTTGTCTTGCACATCGACGAGATCGGCCCACTCGTAATCGACCATCGTGACCATCCGACGTGCGTGCTGGCTGTTGACCAGTGGCGTGTCGGCGTGACGGGTCGTTTTCTTAACGGCGAGGGTTTTGCCTAGCCGCTCGAAGAAGTGCGACTTACCTGTGACGGGTTCTTCCCGCACGAGGCCACGCGTCTTCGCCATATTTTGCTGATAGTCGTGAATGACATTGGCACGGTATTGCTGGACAAATGCTGTAGTGATCTGATCGGACATTTTAACCTCACATCCACTTTACGGATACAGGAGTCGTCAGGCTGTCCGTCGTACGGACCTGACTGCGCCCTACGCGGCGTTCTATCGGGTGGGCTTACCACCATGCAGACGGACTCCGTAGAGCTACCCGTCGATGACGTTTCAGTCTACTTTATACCAGCCGCTTTCGCTGCCGCTTCTTGTTCAGCGAGCGCAGCTTCGAGAACTGCGCGGGATTTCTTGATTGCTTCGACGCGAGCCTTAATACCCTCCAGGATCGTCTCTGCCGGTTGGCCGTGGTCTTTATCAAGGAGCAACGGAAGGGCCGCGACACCGCCGACAATCGCCGCGTCAGCCAGCTCCATATCGCAGCCGAGGTACTGCATCATTCCCACAACGGCAACGCCGACGGCTGTGCCTTTGATCGTGCTGACGCCGTTGCGGGCGAAGCGGTCGATTAAGCTACTGAATAGCTTGGTCAAGATCGGCAATATGAACGACATAATTGTTGCTAAGGACATACAAACTCCTTACCGTTATTGGTGACGATTATACGCCACATGGTTATAATTCGCCAGACACCATCTTCCACAAATTCTGGACTTCCTTAACGCGTTCGTCCTTGCCAGGGGTGCCCAGCTTAGCCCAGTACACGTCCTTGGGGTCGTTCATAATCTCGTTGATCTTCTGCTGAGCGTCGGCAGAGGTCATGTTGAGATCGCCTGACGACGGCTCTAATGCGCCATGTTCTGTGAGTTCGCGCCCGATCTTGGACATGACTTTGATGAATGCTGGGTGGTTGCCCAGGCCGGTCGTCTCCAGCCAGGTGTTGAACTCCGCATCGCCGTACTGCTTGACGGCAGACTGGGCGAAGTTGAGTTGACGCTCGAACATCTGCTCGCTGCCGTACTCGTCGATCATCTTCTGACGGGATTCCGCGGCGACTGTGACTTGATCGGGGAACAAGGACTTCAGCTCGTTGGCATAGACACCCATGACGCTCTTGACTTGATCGTTGGTCAAGCCTGCTTGGTGAAGCGCGGTCTTGGCCGTTGCCAGTCGTTCCTGGTTCCATTGAAACGTATCATTGATTAAGGGCAGCTCGCCCAGGTCGTACTTGTCGGGGGATTCTGGACGGCCCAGCTTGGCGTAGATGTCGGACAACGCTTTCGCCCGTTCGTCGGGCTTGGCGTCAGCTTTCGGGAGGCGGATTGACCCGCCGATGGTCTTCTGGGCCTCGACGAAGGTGTTAAATACGTCAGTGAGCGGCTTCCCTTTGTAGGACTCAAAGACCTTCTCCGCGCCCTTGGGGATCGCGCTAGACCAGTCGATTGCCTGGGGTTGGGCGTTGCCGCTATCGGGTTGAACGGGCGGCGTGCCCTGGTTAGCTGTCGAAGACGCTGGTTGGTTCGTCTGTGGGTCCATTTATGTCGATCTCCTCTTGTTCGGGTTTATTCACATAATCATTGAGCATCAGGATAATCGCCCGCTGGCCTTCTCGATAGGCCATCATGTGCGGATCTTTGTGGTAGCTGGAACGGGCATGGTAAATCTTGTTCAGGTCTGCCAGGACACGTTTGCCCAGCGGTCCGGTAAAGAGATCGTGGACTGACCGGCGTAGACTACTGGGCTTGCCCTTGCGAGAGATCGCCATAGGGGGTTGACGCTCCTTGTTCAGATTGAGCCGACTGGAGAGTGGCTTCAGCAGACGCGAGCTTGTTGGTCGAGTCAGCGGCGGATTGAGCCGTAGCCAACGCGTTCTGCTGCTGCATGGCCTGCGCCCGTTGTTCACGGATGCCAGCGACGCCCTCGTTAGACAGGAGGAGGGTCTTCGAGAGGCCGGTGACTTTGGCAAGCCAGTCGGCTACGGCATCGTCGTCCAGCTTGTCCAGCATTTGAGTCGTGGGTTTGACCTGGACAATCATCGACGCAGCCTGCATGAACTTCTGGAACGCAGTAATTTCGTTCCCGCGCTGGCTGCGTGCGAGCGGACCTTCATACTCAACGTCAATGCTGACTTTGTTCTGTTGGGCGTATTGTTGGACGGTCGCGGGGATCGGGGGGAGTTCGCCGCGCCGGAGTAACATTTTGAAGCAGCGTGAGACTAAGGGGTTCAAGAACTCGTACTCTAATCGACCAACTGTGGGGCCGAGGATCTGTTGCATCAGCTCGATACGCCGTTCGACTTCGGTTGCCGTGATGATCGTCTTGTCAGGGAGCTGGAGTTGGTCGGCATAGAAGTAGCGACGGATCGAGCTGCGGCGGTCTTGCGTCAGCGCGGCGTTGACATCCCACTTGCCGCCTTGTTCGAGCGGTTCGAGGGCGTCCATATCACGGACGATGTTGATGCTGGATGGGGTTGTGCGAACACGACCAATGACGCCATCTTCGCGGGCTTTCAACGGGGGTTCGATGATCTTCCCCCAGCCTCGTAGTGTCAGCTCGTCGGCTTTGTTCAATGTCTTGATGTCTGGGAGGGCGATGTGGCCTGGGCCTCTGCCGTATTCCTCGCCTGCGGTTTTAGACCAGCGAGGGACGACAAACGGCAGCTCGTCGTAACCGCCTTCGTCGAGCATGTGCTTCCGTTCGAGTTCGAGATAGAACGACGCCCACGGTTTGTTCATCTTGAGCTTGCCTGGAGAGGTGTGTCGTGGCGTGACACAATGGAGAATTTCGAGGCTCTGGTCAGGGTTCTTCGCCAGGATCTTCTGGGTGTTCTCGTTGAGGTTTTCGGCACCCCAACGTTTGGCCGCTGCCCCAACGGGCATGTGGAGTGTGCGGAAGACAGTATCGGCCAACCCTTCTGCGTTCTCTGCGATGACATACGAACCAATCGCTTCAGCCCTGAATAGATAGCCACCGAAGCCGACGCCATCAGCGGGCTTCTCGTCGATTAACATGCACGCTGTTCCAAATACTCCAAGGTCTGTGTAGACTTCCTGTGATTCGGTGTTGAAGTTGGACTGGCGGAGAGCGAGGTAGATCTCGTCAGCGCACGCATCCAACCACGCAGACACGTCCTTGTCCTGGTTAAGTTCTTCAGAACGCATCTTCAAGCTAAACCAGAGGATCGCCATGTTGGTCAGTGAACCGGCGATGAAGGCAGCGAGCTTGACGGCGCTGTCGGGGGCGGTCGAGTCAAAGAGCTTTTCGGTTTGCTTGATGCCTGGGGAGCGTTGGGAGACGATGTTCTTCCGCGTCGGGAGGATGTAGTCAGCCAGTTCTTGCCAGACCGTGCGCCAGTTGGACTGGGCAGCTTTCAGCGTCTCGAAGCGTTTGACGAGTTTTTCTGCGCGGCTTGCCATTAAAAGCCTAACTGGGCGGATGGTCCGCCGAGGAGTCGTTTGCGCTGGATCGTTGCGGGGTCATCAGCGATACCACTGGGGGATGTCAAGAGTGTCGAGAAGTTTCTACGCTGTCGTGGCGCGGTTGCCGGACTTCCAAATGTCGGCTCTGACGATGACGAGGCGGTTCCACGAAACGTCCCCGCGTCCTGTTGAGGAGCAAGGGCACCGACAGCAGCAGAGGTGAGCGCCTTACCAGCTGCACCGCTGACTGGCGATCCTGGGCCAAGGCCGCCGCTAATCGCGTTGACCGTACCCTGCACGAAGTTTCGTTTTCCACTCGCAACATTTGAGGCCGCTTCACCGACGCCATACAACCCGCCCGTGACCACATTCGCAATCGCCTTGACCGGATTCGGTGCACTCATTGTGGCCCCCTAGGTTGAGTAGACGGAAAAGTT